AATGATTATTGAGAACATTAGAAACTTACCTTTAGGTAACTTCGTAGCGTTTCCTGCAGAAATATTAAGAACCACTGCAAACATTATAAATATTGGAGCAAGAGAGCTTACAAGTACAAATCCTTTCATAAGACAAATGGGAGCTAGAAGATTAGTTGGAGTAACAACAGTGCTTGGTGGTATTGGATACACAGTTCAAAAAGGAGCTCAGTACATGACTGGAGTAGACGAAGAAACTATGAAAGCTTTTCAAACTTCGTTTGCACCGCCATATCAAAAAAATTCTACATTGATTCCTACATCTGTGCCAGATGAAAATGGTAATTTTAAATACTATAATTTTTCTTATTCTAATCCGTATGATTCGTTAGTGGCTCCTGTTAATGGAATACTAAATGCATTTAGCGAAGGAAGATTAAGAAAAGACAATGTTAGCACCATTGTAATGGATGCACTATTTGGTGGAGCCATAGATCCTAATAAAAGAAAAGGAGCGATTACAGAATTCATAACTCCTTTTGTTACTGAGTCTATTGGTACAGAAAGAGCTTTTGACGTTACTATAAGAGGTGGTAGAGATTCTAATGGTAAACGTATTTATTTTCCTAACGATGATCCAAGCGTAATTATAGCTAATTCTTTAAAACATGTATTTGAAGGATTGACTCCAGGAGCGGTTACTTCAGCAACAAGAATTTGGGATGGAGCATCCGGTAGGTTTACAGATTATGGGACTCAAAGAGATGCTGTAGATGAAATAGTAGCTTTGATGTCTGGTGTAAGGGTCGAAGAAGCAAAACCTTTAACCAGCTTTCCATTTATTTTAACTTCATTCAATAATGATAAAAAGAATTTAAGAAGTAAATTTTCTAGAAAGGCTTACTCAGCACGTACAAGTCCTGAAGAAAAATTAGGAGCTTTTCAACAGTATATATTAGAGACGTATGACTCTCAGAATAAGATGTTTCAAACGTTACAAAACGCTGAAACACTAGGTATTAGTAAATTTAAATTAAAAAAATTGTTAGAAGATCGTTTGACTAAAGCTGAATCAAAACTTTTATTAAAAGGCGTATTTAAACCACCTACATTTAGTGAAAGTGCTTTTGAGGCTATTTCTAAAAGACTTAGAAAAGAGGACCCGTTTAAAGCTAGTGAAGTAAAAAATCAAAACGATTTGGTCATGGATATTTACGAAGATTTACGAAAAGATTTAAAAAAATTTAAATTAGGAGAGTCCTTAGATTTTTTAAATTTTACTATCGAAAGTATTTTAAGTCCTGATGTAGAGAGAACTAGAGATTTAAGCCTAGATTTACAAACTCCAACAGGTACATTATTTGAAACACAAGCAGTATTACCAGTTGATCCAAACAAAGATGCTGCTATAAGTAGTCAAGTGGTTCAAGCAACAACACCAAGAACGCCTGGACTATTTGCACAATACTTTCCAAGGGGGATATTTAGCTAATGGCAACACTAAATGAATTAATGGCTGCGTTAAACGCAAAGTCTGATAGCATTCTTGCTAACGCTGCTAAGTTAAATACGACAGCAGACAGCATGAACCAAACTTTGGATGGTATTCTTGGAGTGCAAGAAGTAATACCTCTTGACAGAGACGAAACAGAATCTTTTACTACAACAAATGTAGTTGATGGTCCACAAACTGAAGTAGGATTAACTGGCACGGGTGAGCCCATAATGGGAACCGATATACCTGCACCTCAAAATTTTTTCTCTGACACGATAGATTCTGTTAAAGATTATTTGACAAGCGGAGGAATAACGGGAACGATAGCTAGAGGTATAGGCTCACTTATTCCAGACCGAGATCCAAGACAAAACGCATTAGACACCTTCTACACTACAGGAGCAGGTGCACAATACATGAATCCAAGTAGTCCAAACTATATACCGGGTATGGAAGATTATAATATTGTTTCAGGTGGTGGTTTATATACATTAACAGGTGGTAGATTGGGACAAGAACCTACCTATGGTTTACAAAATGCTTATCAAAAAAGAATAGATACTATTAAAAATACATTAGCAAGAAAATATGCTGATGGCGATTACAGTGGCACTCAATTAGACGAAAGATTAAAAGCTTTAGAAGATGCTAAAATGCAAGAGTCTATGATGTTAGATCAAGTTAATCAAGATAGAGGAGCTCAAAGTATTAGAAGTTCTGGAGGCAATATTGGTGACAGAGTTTCTGCAAGTTATAGAAACGATCCAGATACAGGGTTATTATAATGGCTAAAAATGCAATACAAAAAATAGAAGAGCATGAAAAGCTTTGCAGAATTATGCAAAAGCAAACGCATGATAAGATACATAAACTTGAACGTCAAATAAATAGAGTTGAAAGTATTTTATTAGTTTCTACTGGTGCTTTAATTTCTGGTATGGCGTATGTTATATTTGCTTTAATTATAAGATAAAATTAATTACAAATACACCCATAAAAATAACCACTACCATCATTCATCATGTGAAGATTAAGAGGATAGTCAGCATACGTGCTTAATTTAAGTCTTAGTATTTCACATAAACTAGAACAATTTACTTCCCCTACTAACTCTACCCCTTGTAACATTTGTTTCGTTACTTCTATAAGTTGATAAGCACCATCATTTAATATTATTAAATCCATGCTTTTAATTCCTCACCCATAACTTCTGAAGCTATGTTTATTTTTTTACGTAAAGCTTTTACAATTCTTTCATCAACTGTTTTTTCCGCTATAATATCAATATAAGTCATTTTTCTTTTTTGACCAATACGATTTATTCTGGCCTCTGATTGAGTTCTTTTTTCTAAATCGTAACCATTAGAATAATAAATCATTACATTAGCTTCTGTGAGTGTAATTCCATACCCACCAGTTTGAGGCGTGCCTACTAAAAATCTAATATTAGAATCTGGATCTTGAATTTTTTTAATAGCTTCTGCTCTATCTTCAGTAGAGGTGTCTCCATAATAAGTCATCACGGAACCCGGATATTTTTTTTCTACCGCTTTAACTATGGCGTCTATATCGTGTCTCCAATGGGCCCAGATGATAGCTTTACCCTCTACCTCTTCTAAAATATCTAATAAAGTATTAATTCTTTCATTCTTTATAAATTGAATAGTGCCGTCATCAGCTTTAAAATGACCACAAGTAATCTGTTGCATTCTCATTAGCTGTACCAAGGCGGTCGAGGTAGTCATTAGTTTACCATCCATTTGAGCCAAAGCCACGTTTTTCATTTGATTATATATTTTTTGTTGCTCTGGACTTAATTGAATAATTCTTTTTTGATGAGTGTATGCTGGTAAATCTAAACAATCTTCTTTTAAAACCCTGTCAGAAAAATTAGATATTATTTCAGACAACTCATCTAAATTTTTATAACCTACAGGAACTTTTGCGCTGTGAGAACCAAAGTTCATAGTTTTTAAAATAGCATATCTAGTTCTAAAAGTGTAAAAAGACTCATGACCCAACAAAGTAGGACTTAAAAATTCACATTGTTTATATAAATCTAACGGTGATTTAGTAACAGGAGAACCTGTAAGTATTCTTCTGTATCGAGCAAACTCACCTAAAGAACAAATATGCTTAGATCTTTTTGCGTCAGGATTTTTAATCGTAGTTGACTCATCAACAGCCATTAAAGTTCTATGGCAACGTAGAAATTTAGCTGCAAATTCTACACCTTTACTTGTACTAAAAGCATCTACGTTCATTATAATAATATGTAAATCTTCTCCTGGTTCAAATAAAGAATCTAATTTTAGTTGTTGTGATTTAGTAATATTAGCTTGCCACAACACCATTTTTTTTTCAATATGATCCACCATATGTACAGGTATTTCAGAGTCGTACCAATTTTTATATACACCTTTAGGTGCAATTAAAAGTAGTCCATTTATTTTTCCCTTGTCATACAACATAGACACATTGTCTATTAATACTTTAGATTTACCAGTACCCATTTCCATAAAGTATGCAAAGTTTTCTTTACTCCATGACTTTTCTAAAGCAGTCATTTGATGCTTATACGGCTGTGTTTTAAATTTATAATTCATAGTAATTCTTCTTTCTATTGACACGCATACCAAAAGATATATAACTAGTCAATAGGAAAGTTATGAACACAGTTTATGTTATTCAAGAATTGCCAGGAACTAAGATAGGAACGCCTAAATTTAATATAATGGGCGCTCAAAAGTTTGGCACAATAAAAACTTTATTACCCGAACATTCACAAATTATATTATCTCCAGGGCCCTTAATTTTTAAATTAAGAAAACTGTTAGATAAATATACCTCCGACGACTATTTACTACTTACAGGTGATCCTGCAATCATAGGCGTAGCTTGTTCAATTGTGGCAGATAAAACCGGGGGAAAATTTAATTTACTAAAATGGGATAGACAAGAAAAGACATATTATCCTATAGAAATAAATTTATATGAACAAGGAAAGATTGAAGAATAAACTTGACATAGGATATTATGACAATATATTAACCCTACTAACCACGAAAGGAAAAAAGACATGAGTATAAACTTAGAAGAAGACAAAGTTGATTCGTTAAAAAATACGAATGACTTTAAACAGTTATCGGAACAGGTTGTTAAGTTAAGAACCTTAGAAGATAAATATGCAGCTAAAGAAGAAGAGCTGAAAAAAATAAAAAAAGATATGGACGTTTTGTCAGGGGAGGTTATACCTACCATGATGACAGAAATGAATGTAGCAAAATTTAGTTTAGAAGATGGGGCTGGCGTAGAAGTCAAACCTGTCTATGGTGCTTCAATTCCTAAAGCAAAGGAAGAAGAAGCATTCGACTGGCTTCGTAAAAACGGTCTGGGTGATCTTATTAAAAATATGGTCACTGTTTCCTTTGGCCGTAACGAGGACAACAAGGCAGCAGATTTTGCTGTCCTTGCGCAAGGTCAAGGATATCAACCTTCCCAGAAGTTAAAGGTTGAGCCTATGACTCTTAAAGCATTGGTCCGTGAGCGTCTTGAGTCTGGGAAAGAGATGCCCACGGATCTATTTAACGTGTTCGCAGGAAGCCGAACCAAAATAACGAGGAAATAAAAAAAATGAACAAAGAACCAACAATCAAGAAGAAGAATGGTGCACTGTCAACAAACGTTGTGTTTGAGGCAGATGCAAACGTCCAAACTGGGACAGTAACTCAAGATGATCTTGCGTTACCGTTTCTTAAAATACTTGGACAGTTATCTCCGGAAGTTAATAAGAGAGACGGCAAGTATGTAGAAGGAGCAGAACCTGGAATGATATACAATTCAGTAACAGGTGAACTCTTTAGTGGTGAGAACGGAGTCCAAGTGATTCCATGTTACTACAAACTCGAATACGTTGAGTGGAAAGACAGAGGAAAAGATGGATCTGGTGCTCCAGTAAACATCTATCCTTCGTCTAGTGACATCATGACTAAGACAACTAGAGGTGGGGATTTCAAAGATAGATTACCTAATGGTAATTATATTGAGAAGACTGCACAACATTTTGTTTTAGTTAATAGTAGCTCACCATCAACCGCATTAATTGCTATGAAATCTACTCAATTAAAAATTAGTAGAAAATGGAATAGCATGATGCAAAGTATAAAGATGCAAGGTAAAAACGGTTTGTTTACACCAGCATCTTTTAGCCATCTTTATCAACTAAAAACTGTGCAACAGTCTAACGACAAAGGCACATGGTTTGGTTGGGAAGTGAGCAAAGTAGGTCCAATCGAAGACGCTGCATTATATCAGACTGCCAGAACTTTTGCTGAGAGTATCTCTAAAGGAGATGTTCAAGTGAAACATGGTGAGGACGATGCTGCAAAAGCGACGGACGCTCACTACTAGAATTCCTTAAAGGAATTGTTGCAACCGAGGTGGCGGCGCGAGAGTTACGCCACCTCTACTAATATAAAGATGGAACAGAAATTTATAGAGATATTTACAGGTCTTAAAAGAGACTATGGTTATGCGGACATAAACTCTGCATTTAAAGATCCCGCTACTGGTAAGCTTAAATTAAAATATGGATGGGCAGCCAAACCTTTATCAGAGGCTGATTACTTAGATCATTTGTCAGGAAAAAAATCTATTGGAATTCAACCTTGCAACGATGAAGGTCTTGCTAAGTTTGGGGCAATAGATATTGACTCAGAAGAGTATGATAATTTTGATCTTAGAAAGTATTTAGAAATTATAGATAAAAAAAATATTCCAGTAGTCCCCGTAAAATCAAAAAGTGGTGGACTCCACATCTATGTATTTTTTAAAGAGCCAGTCAAAGCAAGTTTTGTAAGAAATTTCTTAGACAAGTTATTATTTACATTTGATTTAAAAGCATCCACAGAAATATTTCCAAAACAAACACAACTTGGTGTGGGCTCAGATCAAAAACCAATCAATGGTAACTTTATTAATCTACCTTATTACAATCGTAATGAAAGAGTAGGTGTTAATTTAGATGGTACGGAGTTTACTTTCGAGCAATTTATAAAAGTTGTCGAGGCTAACACAAAAACTAAAGAAGATCTAGAGGAATTTGCAAATGAATTAATAAGACTTGAACTTACAGGCGGTGCAGATGAATTTATAGATGGTCCAGTGTGTTTACAAAGATTATCAAAATCTAAACTAGACGACTACAGAGACAGATTTATTTATAACTATATGGTGTTTGCTAAAAAGAAATACCCAGACAACTGGGAAGAAAAACTTTTAGAAGGGGCTAGAAATTATATTGTTTATGATAATATTTGGGGAGATGAAAAAGTAAAACAAAAAATTAAAGCCTATAAAAAAGATACAGCAGGCCATACTTGTTCGGAAGAACCTATTAACAGTATGTGTGTTAAGTCAGAATGTTTAAAACGAAAATTTGGAGTAGCCTCTGATAAAGTAAAAAAATTTCCAACACTCTCCGCACTTATAAAAATAGATTATTCTCCAGATCCAGAATTTAGATTTACAGTTCATTATAATGATAAAGTTGAAGGTGAGACCACACAACAGATAATTGCGAGAGATATAAATTACATCATGGACCAAGAAAAACTTAGACGTTTAATTGGGGCACATACACCTATCCCACCACCACGAATTAAAGGGGACGATATGCAAGGTATACTAGACAACTTATGGCAAGGAATGAAAACAGAAAAAGCTCCACCAGGCACTTCACCAAAAGAAGTATTGCATAAACATTTAGAAGACTACATTCATGGTGTCCCAGCAGTAAGTGATGCTGCATTTAGAAGTGGTAGTACCTTAATAGATACAGATGGTTACGCTTATTTTGTATTTGATCCATTTTATAATTTTTTAAAAAATAAAGAATGGAAAGCTAAGATAGATAGAACAGGACAAATGTTGATGGATTTTTTTGATGCTGAACTTAGACACCCTAAACGATATCCTAAAAAAGCAACAGAAAAAAAATCTAATAATCCTGTAAGATGTATAAAAGTTTCTATGAAATATTTTGACAAAGAAGAAAATGAAATAGAAATCTTACCAATGAAAAGTAAAAAAGATATTCTTTAATGACAAAGGTTACAAAGATATATGGCCCTCCAGGTACAGGGAAGACAGAAAAATTAATTCGAAGAGCCATGGCTTACATAAGAGTAGGTACGCCAGTAAGTAAAATAGGTTACTTTGCATTTACCCGTAAAGCAGCGAATGAAGCAAGAGATAGAATGCTTAAGAAAAATCCTAAATATAAAAAGAAACAACTTAAATATTTTCAAACATTACATTCTCTGGCTTTTCATAGTTTAGGACTTCGAGAAGAAAACGTAATGCAAGACTATCATTACAACGATCTTGGAAAAGAGCTCAGTATCAGAGTAAATGCAAAAAAAGATGCGGATGCATCTCCTTATCTAACTTGCGATAATGAATACTTTCAAATTATTTTAAAAGCAAAAGAGAAAGATATTTCAGTATGGGATGAGTATTGCACTGGCGAACATTCAACGAATGTAAAACCTGATTTGTTAAAACACATTGAAGCAAACTACAATCATTATAAACATCCAGACATGAATAACTTAGTGGACTTTACAGATATGATTCATGACATTGTACAACAACCAAATAAGATTCCAAACTTTGAGGTGGTGTTTATTGATGAGGCCCAGGATCTATCTCCAATACAATGGAAACTGTATGACATACTAAAATCTAAATCAAAAAATATTTATTTAGCTGGTGACGATGACCAAGCAATCTACGGTTGGGCCGGTGCAGATGTAGATAGATTTATTCAAGAACCTGCTACAGAAAAAGTATTATCGAAATCAAGAAGGATTCCAAAAGCTGTTCAAGATATTTCAGAAATTATTACAGCACGAATCGAAGGACTTCGTGCAACAAAAAATTATCTGCCTAGAGCTCAAGAAGGATTATGTAGTAAAATCAATAGTTTAGAAAATATAAATCTTCACGAAGACAACTGGCTAATATTAACTAGGACCTTATCCAGGGCAAAAGAAGTGTGCGATCTTTTAAAAGTAAAAGGTTTGTATTATGAAAACAGGCATCAAAAAAGTTACAACACTAAACTTTATAAAGCAATTGTTAATCACACTAAGTGGTTAAATGGTGAAACAATAACTGATACAGCCAGGGCAGATATAATAGAATATTTAGGAAACAGAGAACTTATAAAGGATAGAAATAATTATAATTTAAAATGGTTTGAATGTTTTGATAATGCACCCGCCGAAGACAAAATTTACATAAGACTAATGTTGTCAAACAAAGAAAAATTAAGTGATAGTGCACGAATCAAAGTTTCTACCATTCATGCTGCAAAAGGTGGTGAGTGTGAAAATGTAATTTTAGTATTAGACAATGCTAAAAAAATAAGAGAGGCTATTACTAAAAGTATAATAAAGCGTGACGAAGAGCATAGAGTATGGTATGTAGGTTGTACGAGAGCAAAAAGAAATTTGTATTTAATGAGAGCAAAAATAGAACGAAAGGGTTATCAGTTATGACACATAAAGATATATTTGAAGAGGCTTTTCCTCAATTTACTCAGGTTGGTGGAAATCACTACACAAAATTTAAGATTCAGCCGTATGAATTTATTTCAAAAAATGATCTCAGCTTCTTTCAAGGGAACGTTGTAAAATATGTTTGTCGTTACCAGCGAAAAGGGGGAGCGGAGGATCTTAAAAAAATCGTACATTATTGTCAATTAGAAATGTTAAAAATGAAAGATGCAAAAAAATAATATTTTAATTTTGCACGCAGAATGGTTAAAAGAAAATGTGTCACAAAAAGCAGCCCAAGAATGTTTACAACAAGCAAGACAAGACAAACGTTCACACGAATCCCATAAATTAAAAAAAAGAAATGTTAAAAATTCAAGAACACATTATAATTAAAGATAATTTTTTTACAGGAGATGTTTTGAAAAAAATTCAAACTGAAATATCTCATTTAAATTTTTCTAATAGAGATACTACGGTCAACGATGATTCTAAAAGTATATATCAAAAAATATATTTTAATGTTCCTTTAGATAAAAAACATTTTGCTGTTGAGGAAGTTACGAAAAATTTAAAAAATTACTTAAGCGCACCTATCAGTTTTTTTGAAAGCAATTATTTTTTGAGCACTAAACATACTGAAGCAACTCCACACGCAGATACCTGTAATGTAAACTGTATTGTTTACATAAAAGGCAATGAACTTATAAATAGTGGTACAGGTTTTTATGACAAAAGAGAAAATGAATATATATTAAATCTACATGTAGGGTTTAAAGAAAATAGAGCAATTATTTTTGATTCTAAAATTTATCACGCATCTCTTCAATTTAATAAAAATGCGGGCTCTAGATATATTATGGCAAATTTTTTTAACTACGGAGATAATAATGAAGATACCTTTATTTGAAGCACAGACAGAATGGAATGAGCCGGTCT